CTACCAGAGCCCTTGTAGCCCGCCAAGTCTTTAGAAAGGATAACAATGAGCATCACAACAGTCGCAGAGCTTCGTACCGCCCTAGGTATCGGAACTCTCTATACTGATGCAGTCTTGCAGTCAGTCTGCGATGCAAGTGATAATGTCTTGTTGCCTTTTCTATGGACTAACACGACTCCAATCATTGGACACAGCAACACCGCCAACACAGGTACTTCTTACTTTAACGACTATGTGCAGGATGTGTTCTACGTTGGTGAGACAGTCAATATCACAGGTTGCGGATCAAAGCACAATGGCAATAAGACCATTACTGGCGTTGGTGAAAAAGAGATTACTTACGCAATCACAGGCAATAACAATACCCCTGCGCCTTTCCACCCAGTCAATCCTTACGGCACTCTTACAGCAGAGACCTATGTAGATTACACAACCATTCCAGCCATTCAGGAAGCCAGCCTCATGGTCTCTGTGGCTATTTGGCAAGCGCGTCAAGCACCAACAGGTCAAGGCGTATCTATTGACGGCTACGCACCAAGCCCATACACCATGTCTAATCAGCTCATGGCTCGCGTTCGTGGCTTACTTGCACCTTACCTAAGCCCTAACTCTATGGTGGGCTGATGCCAGCGATTACAACCCTACGCAGCACGATAGCGGCTGCCCTAACTGACAACAGCAAATGGAGCGTGTTCTCGTTCCCACCTGCTACGCCTATTGCTAACAGCGTTATTGTCAGCCCTGCTGATCCTTACCTAGTGCCCAGCAATAATGACTACACAGCGATTGCACCACTAGCAAACTTCACTATTACTATCCTTGTGCCATTACTGGACAATCAAGGAAACCTTGCTGGGATTGAGGATGACGTTGTTCGCCTCTTCCAGCTTCTCGAAGCATCAAGCATTGTGTTCAACGTAGGCAGCGTGTCCAGCCCTAAAGTGCTGAACCTACCTACTGGAGACTTACTGGCTTGCGATGTCGCAATCAGTACCCTAACGGAATGGAGCTAGTCATGAGCGACTGGGAAAAGGAGCGAGACGCTTTTCTTGCGAAAATCGGACAAACTCCAGAAGTAAAAGCAGCACCAAAACCAACTACCAAGAAAGATGAGGAATAACTGAAATGGCAGTATTTCTAAACAATGGCGTAGTTCTAACTGTCAATGCAGTTGATCTATCAGACCACGTAACAGCAGTAACAATCAACCGCACTTTCGATGAGCTCGAAGTAACAGCGATGGGCGATTCAGGACACAAGTTTGTCAAGGGTCTTGAGGCTGCATCACTTACTATCGACTTCCTCAACGACACAGCTACAGGCGAAGTCTTGCAGACACTACAGGCTGCTTACGGCACAAACGTAACAGTTACAGCCAAGCAGACTTCATCAGCAGTATCAGCAACAAACCCACTTTACACAATGACATGCCTAGTCAATAACCTCACCGATATTAACGGCGCAGTTGGAGACCTTGGCACACAGTCCGTAACTTGGAACGTATCAGGTACAATCGCAGTAACAACATCGTAAGAAGGAGATAAAGGGCTATGGCAAAACTCAAAGTTACAAGGGCTGACGGACAAGTGCAGGAGTTCGAGATAACTCCAGTCTTGGAGTACAGCTTTGAGAACTACGCCAAGAAGGGCTTTCACAAAGCCTTGATTGAAGATCAGAAGCAGTCAGACGTTTACTGGCTGTGCTGGGAAGCAATTAGACGTTCGGGTGAAACAGTCAAGCCTTTCGGCGAGGACTTCCTTGCTACTCTCAAGAGTGTCGAGGTCTTAGAGTCTGACCCTTTAGGTTAGATCGGAACTCCCTCACCTATCTCGCAGCTCGATTGAGTTATGAGTATGGAGTTCCGTTCAACTCCATCGTGGAACTTCCTACGATGGCTTTCAAGGCTCATGTACAGGTATTAAAGGACATAGCAAAGGAGCAAAGCGATGCCAGTAGAACTAGACAACGCCGTAGCTCTTAACAAAGCCCTTAAGCAATATGCGCCCGAATTAGCCAAGGAAACCCAGAAGGAAATTGCAGGACATCTGCGCAAGGTAGTCAATCAGGCTAGAGGATTCGTTCCCAGCGATTCGCCTTTAAGCGGCTGGGGTAATGCAGTTGGAATCTGGGAGTATCGAGCCTTTAATGCTGGGCTTATCAAGAAGGGCTTGGGCTACTCCACAACGCCTACAAAGCCAAACAAGCGAGGCTTTAGAAGCCTTGCAACTATCTTTAACAAGTCTGCTTCTGGTGCTATCTACGAGACTGCAGGACGTAAGAACCCACAAGGATTACCACCAGCCCAGCGTGTTAAGAAGTACCGCAACGGCAAGTTCATCACAGAGTGGCAGTCAGACAAGACAGTCAATAAATCTGCTAATCCTAACGCTGGACGGCAGTTTATCGGCGCACTACCGCCATTGGTTGATTCACAGCAATCTAACAGCGCAGGTCGCAGAACTCGCAAGACCAAGGGTCGCTTACTCTTTAGAGCATGGGCTAATGATCAAGGCAAGACAACTGCCGCAGTTGTGAAGGCTATCCAAGCCTCGAACGAAAAGGTTGTAAAGAAGTCTAACGCCAGAGGCGAAATAGCATTTAGAGCAAGGAGAGCTGACTAATGGCTGGAATGACAGACCTAGCAATCCGCATCGCCACTACGATGGATGCGACTGGCTTAAACAAAGCAGAGAAGTCAGTCAAGGGATTAGACAAGACAATTAAGAAGCTGGGGCAAACCCTTGGCGTTACCCTTGGCGCATCCGCTATGGCAGCCTATGGCAAGGCAGCAGTTAAAGCCTTCGCAGAGGATGAAGCAGCAGCTCGAAGACTATCCAGCGCAGTTGATAACCTTGGGTTGTCCTTCTCAAAGGTACAGGTTGCAGACTTCATTTCTGGGCTTGAGCAGAGTGCAGCAATCGCTGATGACGTACTCCGTCCAGCCTTCCAGTCTTTACTTAACATCACAGGATCATTAACCAAGTCTCAAGAGCTTCTTAACAATGCTATCCAGATTAGCCGAGCCACAGGCACAGAACTAGGCACAGTCGTTAATGACTTAGGTAAAGGCTATGTCGGTATTACTCGTGGGCTTATTAAGTACAACACAGGGCTTACCCGCGCAGAACTACAGACCAAGAGCTTTAACGAGATTCTAGGCATTATGCTGGCTAAGTCTGCTGGCGCAGCGCAGGACTACCTGACAACTACTTCTTACAAGATGGACGTACTACGCGTTGCATCTGCTAATGCTCAAGAGACAATCGGTAAGGGCTTGGTAGATGCCTTTGCAGTTCTCGGCGGTGGCTCACAAGCCAGCGATGCAGCCAAGACTATTGACAATATCGCCAAGGGCATCAACGCCATTACCATGGCTACAGCCAAGGCAGTTAATGGCTTACGCCAACTCTATAAAGGACTTGATTATGTTACTTCCTTTGGTGGACTTACAGGCGGCGATGGTGCAATCGCTAGACGATTTGACGATACTCCAACCCTAACTCGCGGACGTTCAGCTTCTCCAGCAGGTACAGCGATGCGCACACGCCAACAGCGCGAAGCAGAGGCAGCAGCCGCTAAGCGAGCCAAGGAAGTTGCAGCCCTAACTAAGAAGCAAGTCGCATCTACAAAGGCTCTGACAGCCGAGCAGAAGAAGCAGAACAGCCTTAAGAAGTCTGCCACAGTCTTTGACCTAGAACAGATTCAACTAGTCGCAGCTCTCAAAGGCAGATTATCCAAGGAAGAAGAGCTGCGAGTTCAGGCACAACTGGCAATTCTTAGCGGCAACGAGAAGGTTGCCCGCGATCTAACCAATCAGATTCTTATGGCTCAAGATGCATCTGGCAACCTAGCCAAGTTCTTATCTGCCCTACCTAATGCCCGTAACCCATTCGAGTACCTCGATGCCTATCTTTCCTATCTCGCTGGCAAGGCTGCAGCCATTGTCAGTAATGCTCCAGTTCCAACAGCGCCTCAAGGCAACACCTCTGTGCCAGTTCCACCACCTACAAACGTGCCAACCTTCCCATCTGACAACATGATTACCTACAACACACGCACAGGGCTTAACTACAACCCTAACGCTAACAATGTAGTGGTCGAGTTGAAGGTGACAGGCGATGGAGACCTTACCAACGCTATTGCAAAGAACCTACAGAACCAGTCATTATCTACTGGAGATTCTGCTTATATCAACCGCAGAACTGGTGGCTTTGCGGGATGACATTACCTGCACAGATAGCAGTCACCTTTGACTTTAGCTCTGGTGCTACCTTTGGTACTGGCTTCGTCATCGGATCACCTGATAACGGCGTTATCGGTGTTAATTCATTCGGCTCATCTGATGTAATCATTCCTACAGTTGATTTAACTCCCAACGTCTATAGCATCTCTATTAGGCGTGGTCGTAATATCCTGAAAGACACCTACGATGCTGGCACAGCCATTGTGCGAGTGCTAGACCCTCTAGGCTACTTCAACCCACAAAACCCAGCATCGCCTTACTTTGGCTATCTTGTGCCTCTACGCAAGGTGCGAATCTCTGCCACCACAGCTACAGCAGACCACTTCCTATTCTCTGGCTATGTAAATGACTACCGCTATACCTTCCCTGTAGGGCAGGAGACCGCCTATGTGGACATCCTGTGTACAGATGGCTTCCGTCTCTTGCAGATGTCTAATATCGCCACAGTAGCCGACACAGCGGCAGGTCAGACCACAGGCACACGCATTAACAAGATTCTGGATGATGTTCAGTTCCCTAACTCCATGCGATCTATTGCCACAGGAGATGCCACCTGTATCGCAGACACAGGCACAGTACGCACCACGCTTGATGCGATTAAGAACGCCGAGTTCTCTGAAGGGCTCGGAGCGTTCTACATGAGCCCTGATGGAACTGCCGTGTACAAGTCACGCAGCGAAGTCACGGGCAGCCTTGCTGCTGCTGCTACCGCCTTTAACCAGACATCAGGCATCAGTTATCGTTCTGTAAAATACGCGTTTGATGACAAGCTGATAATTAACGATGTCAGGTTCACCCGCGCTGGGGCAGGAGCAGTTACCCAGAACGTGTTTAGCCAGTCCTCAATTGACAAGTACTTCCCTCATGGCTTAAACCAAGAGAACCTCATTGCCGAGACAGATGCACAGGTACTAGGCGCAGCCCAGAACTATGTCAATACCCGCAAGGAAACTACGATCCGTATTGACGAGATGTTGGTGGACTTACTAGACCCAGCAGTACCAACTGACACCCTTATTGGGCTTGATTACTTCGACAACCTAGACATCACAAACGTCACAGAGTCAGGCTCGACAATACAGAAAGTTCTACAGGCGCAGGGATTCGCTTGGGATATAACAGCTAATAAGATGCAGGTAACAATCACCACGCTTGAGCCAATAGTGGATGGATTCATCATTGGTAGCAGTACATTTGGTATAATCGGCACATCAACTTTGAGTTATTAGGAGCAACATGGCAACCTTTCCAGTCACAACAGGAGACGTATTAACAGCGGCTACCTATAACAGCCTTCCAACCTTTACAGTCGGCACAGCCAACACAGCGGATTACACAGCCGTTTTAGCAGATCAGTACCAAGCTCTCGAGATTATGAACAAGGCAACAGCCATTGCCTTTAAGATTCCTACCAATGCCAGCGTAGCGTTCCCAGTCGGCACAGCCATAACTGTCCTCAATATCGG